TTGGTAACACCTTTTGCTGATAATGCAAATATACAAACAGCAGGAGATGATATATTAGACTTTACACGTTCTAATCCATTTGGAGATGTTTAATGCCACTTCCAGAAATACCATACGATGAATGGTTTCATAAACCTCACCCACACGATTCTATGCCTATTGCAAAAGACGAACCTCTTGAACCCTCTGAGGTTTCTAACGTACCTGAAGGTGGTGGCACTACCAGAAAGGATCAATTAAAGGATGTGACTATGCATGAAAAGATGTATAAAATTGCGACTGCAAAGTATAATCCCTTTGCTATAGGTGGTTCGGAAAGTATCCATGATTTTGGTGGTGGCTCCGAACTTGTTAAATAGTAAGTAGTCGAATTATTATCTGTGTTTGAATATTTCTATAATGAGATTCTGCGAAAGACCGTAATTGGTTTTGGAACCCTCTTCAATAACATACAGATCAAGCATTTAGACAGTGATAAAAAAACTGTTAGTGTGATGAAAGTGCCTTTGGCCTATGGTCCAATCCAAAAGTTTCTAGCAAGGATTGAGCAAGCACCAGATCTAAAGAATGCACAAACTTTAACTTTACCTCGACTATCATTTGAGTTTACTGGTTTAAGTTATGATCCTTCTAGAAAGGTAACTCAAACTCAAACTTTCTTAACTGCTCCTACTTCTGATAAGGTTAGAGCCAAGAAAGTTTACATGCCAGTTCCATATGATATGACATTTGAACTCAATCTCATCGCTAAATTAAATGACGATGCACTACAGATTGTTGAACAAATATTACCATACTTCCAACCTTCCTATAACTTAACAGTTAATATGCTCTCTACTATAGGAGAGAAAAGAGATGTCCCTATAGTTTTAGATAGCGTTACTTTTACTGATGATTATGAAGGAGATTTTTCAGAACGTAGAGCTTTAATTTATACATTAACATTTACTGCCAAGACATACCTCTTCGGACCTGTACCTGACTCATCAAGTGGATTAATTAAGAAAGCAACCATTGATTACAGTACAAGAAAGGGTAAGGACTTTAGAAGAGAGGTTCGTTACAGCGTCACTCCTAAAGCAGTTAAAGATTACAATAATGATGGAACTACTTTCTTGAATGAAACTCTTGATGCTAAAGAAACACTTGTTACTGTAGGTGATTCTTCTGCTCTTAGTGTTAATGATAATATCTACATTGATACTGAGAACATGAAAATCAAAGAGATTGATGGTAACAATCTTGTTGTTCTACGTGGTCAAGAAGGAACCAGTGCTCAAGAACACGTTAATGGTTCTACAGTAGATCTTATCACTTCTGCTGATGATGCTCTTATTGAAATGGGTGATGATTTTGGATTCAATGAAACAACTTCATTCTTCCAAGACTTCAAACAGTATAGTCCATCTCAGAATAAGGATGTATAATCATGGCAGATTTTACGGAATTGGAAAAAACTTTTGATGTTGCAAGTGAAGTTGTAGCAGACGTTAAGAAGGTTGGTATTCAAAAACCACCCGAAGATCGGGACAAAACAGATATTAGAAATGACTACGAATACACAAGAGGCAATTTATACTCTATCATTGAAAAAGGACAAGAAGCAATTAATGGAATTCTTGAACTTGCTCAAGAGAGTGACATGCCAAGAGCATACGAAGTTGCTGGACAATTAGTCAAATCGGTTTCAGATGCCACAGATAAGTTAATGGATCTGCAAAAGAAACTTAAAGACGTGGAAGAGGAGACAGTACAAAAAGGACCATCTACTGTCAACAATTCACTTTTTGTTGGTTCTACAGCTGACCTAGCAAAGATGCTAAAAGAGGCGACTAAGGCCCAAAATAAATAACAATATGATAGACAAAACTCCTATTGCTAATCTACCGTCAATAGACGAGTTTATTGTTGAGCCTACATTACCATCGGTAGATGAATTTTTACCAAAAGAAGAGATAGTAGAGGAAGTTCAAACCATTGAAGATGCTGATGGCAACTCCTTTATAGAGGTAGAGGATGTTATCAAGGCACCAGAATGGGGTGAGTTGGTACGAATGGTTAATGATGTTCGTAATGACATACCAGAGATACCAGAGATAAAAGATTATGCACCAGAACTAGAAGAGTTATCTGCTAGTATTCAACAGGTAAAAGAAGAGATACCAGTAATACCTGAAGTTAGGTATTATGAAAATGAGTTAGAAGCATTACGTGAATCAATTAATAAAGTTGAAGAATCTATTCCTACTTTACCAACTTGGATTCATAAGGTTACAGAAGTTCCTGATTTTGCTTGGGTTGGAAAAGGATTCAATGTTATTGATGAAGATTTCAGAGGAGTTAGAGATACTATATCAACACTTGCTGCAAGAGTAACCAATGAGTTAGAAAAAATACATGAAGAAAGTGATACTAAATCATTTGAAACAAAGACTGATTTTAAGACTATTCATGAAAGAGTTGATGTTGTAAGAAAGGATATCTTTAAAGAACTTAGAGAACAATCTACTGTTATATGGAATCTTCAGAAGAAATTAAAGACTAACCAAAAAGAATTTGAGATAACTTTTAATGAAAAGGTGGGTGAAAGGTTTGATGCTTTTAGTGAAGTAACAAAGAAAACAGTAGACAACTTACAAGAGTCTTTTGTAGAGTCTACAGATAATCTTGCTAAGTATATGGATGGTGAGGTTAAATCTCTTCAAGAAAGAATAGAGTCTTTACCTAAGCCAAAATATTATGAAGAGGATCTAAGAGTTATTAAGAAAGAACTTAAGAATCTAACTGAATTAAAGGCACTTGTTTATGACATACAACTAAAACAAAAAGATTTAGAACTCCAAGAAGGTATTCTGAATGAACCACCAGATACTGCAGAGAATATTGGTACTGGAACAGATCCACTAACACCAATGGATCAGAAGTTTGCTACTCTTAAAGATCTAGCAGAACATTATAGAATTTTTATTAATCGTATTCAAACCCAACTGTCAACTATGGGTGGCGGTGGTGCAGGATTCATCAAAGATTTGGATGATGTTAGTTTTGATGAGACCACTGGCACGAATAAGTTACTTATTTACGATGGATCTGGTTGGGTAGGTATTGCTAGTACTGCTCTTGCCCCTGCTGCAGAGACATTAGATCAAACACTTACACAAGGTAATACATCAGCATTTGGTATGGATGTTGGTATTGTTACTTCCACTGGTGGAATGTCAATTAAAGGTGTTGCTGTAGTTAGCGATACTACCAATTCAACTGCATTTAATAATGGAGCCTTGATAGTCTCTGGTGGTGTAGGTATTGCTAAAAGTCTTACAGTTAAAGGTAATATATCTTGTGCAGGTACAGTTTTCTATGAGGATGTAACTAATATAGATTCGGTTGGTATTATAACAGCAAATAGTGGCATAGAGGTTTCTGGTATAGTTACTGCTGTTGCTGGTGCTGCTGTAACATACTTTGGTGATGGTTCTAATTTGACAGGTAAAGCATCAATAGGATTGGTATTAGCACTCGGTTAGAAATAGAAATTGTATATATATTAAGCCCTGCAAAAAGTGAATGGCTGAGGAAGTAAAAGAAGAGATTAAAGAAGAAGAGACCGACAAAGAGGAAAAAGGTGCTCTTGGTAAGTTAAAAGATGCAATCTTACCAGACGCTGAAGAACAAGCAGCAATCGTTAGTACATTTGTACGTCTAGGCGTGTTGGTGTGGTCGGGGGGTATATTGACTCTTAATTACGTAGCTATCCCAGGCGTACCGCAACAAAAAATAGATCCAACATTTATTGCTTCGGTATTTACGGGAGTCCTGGCTAGCTTTGGAATTCAAACCGCCTCCAAAAAAGGAGACGGTACTATGAAAATGAACGGCAACGGCAACGGTTCTTCTCCTGGTCAAGTGTCTAAAGCAGACATGGAAAGATTGATTGAGAAAGCAAGTCAAACTGCACCTGCTCAAGTCATTCGTATTGAACAAGCACCTCTACAAATAGGTGGCGTTTCATCTCCAAAACCACAAAAACCTACTACTTAAAGTCATGCAAAAAATTGTAAATGTCATTGCTATTGCGTCTGGTGCTATATCTATTGCCCTTATTGGCAGTGGTGTATTTGTATATGTCAACAGAGATTCTATCATTGATACAGTTAAGCAACAAGCTATTGAAGCAGTTACTGGATCACTTGGTGGACTGGGTGGCGGATCACTTCCTCTTGGGACCAATGATCTTGGTGGCGGTGGTGGCGGTGGTAGTTCTTTACTTCCAACGCAAGCGTCGTCGGGATTACCATTCTGATTTAGACGATTATTATGAATAATGTCTTCTTTAATTATTGTAACGATACTAAAGAAGACATTAAATGATTAAATAACTACATGAGTGTTATCATCTACCAAGATCACATTGAGATCCTTGAAGAAGAAAATGCAGAACTTCAAAGAGAAGTTCTGACTCTTCGTAGGAAGATAAAATACTATCAACAAATATTGGAAGAAGAAGAGTAATAAATATAAGGAGACTTCTTATTTTCTTATGAAGGACTGTCCTGCTGGTCAATATTATTGCACCAAATCAAAAAAGTGTAAACCTATACCAAAGGGTTATCATGTCATGCGTAGTGGTTACTTAACAAAGGATGAAGATGATGGACAGAAATCTAAGAAAAACGGCAACGGAAATGGCAATGGGCGTTCAGGAACTAATGGGTCTAGTTCTGGCAACGGCAATGGCAATGGGAACGGGTCCAACGGAGGTGGCAACGGAGGAGGAATGAGTGAAGGCTCACTCCATAAATGGTTTAAAGGGTCTAAATCCAAAGACGGTAAAGGTGGTTGGGTAAACGTGGTTACAGGTGGAACCTGTGCTAGTGATGAACCTGGCGAAGGCACACCTAAATGCGTGTCCTCTGCAAAGAGAGCAAGCATGACTAAAGCACAAAGACTCTCCGCATCAAGAAGAAAGAAAGCAGCAGACCCTGGTCAGCAATCAAAGCGTGGTGCTGCAAAACCTACCTATGTTAAAACTGATTCTAAGAAAAAAATGAAAGAATCTAAAGATCTTAATACTATTGCAAAAGAACTTGACAAAGCAGTGGTAATGCATAAAAGTCAAGCAAAGAGGATAAGAAAACATGCCAAAGATATGGAAGAGGCATGTTGGAAAGGTTATGAGAAGAA